GGGGAGCCCAACACGGCAGTGGATCCTTGGACAACTTAAACCATGGCTTAAGGAGCAGTACGCAGGAGGTTTGGCTGTGGCGGCAATCGGCGGAAGTCAACAGACCGTCTACCGTGACGCGGCGAATGCGAAAGCGGTGTCTGGGTTCGAGATGACGCCCGGCGGTCCAGAGTTTTTTGAGGTACCGCAAGGGCTGCTGCCGGCGGGCCGGTGCCCGAACCTAGAGGAAGTTTGTCAGGCATGGAGGCGCGCGAAGGAATCAGGAAGGAGAATGACGCTAGATGCAGTGTTCGCCTCGCTAGGGATAGGTAAGGAAGAGGCGCAACTGCTAGGCGGCCTGGATATGGCGCTCAGGATGGCACCGCCCATGATGTTGAAAAGGGTGAGGCCGCTCGCGGCCGGTCCCGTAAGGAAGAAGTACCACAGGATAGATACGGGACTGATGGCGGCACTGATGGAGTATAAAGCACCACATCCTGAGCTTGGGCTTTTTCTGGAGGAAGCGGCGGAACGCAGAGTGATAACCGTATTAGCAGCGAGGCACGGGTGCGGAGTGAGCGCCTTGTGTAGAGTGGCAAAGCAGCGCGAAGCAGTGCGGTTCGATAGATACGCTAAACTGTACTGTGGACTGGAAGCTTATCACAGGCCAACGGAGAACACAGGCTCGGACCAGGCAATATGGAAGTATGTAGAGGACGTGGTGGCAGAGAGGCTATGGAGCGGAGTCACGCCAGGTCTGCTAGCCATGATAACGCACCATAGACCGGAAAGACTGGCAAGGGCGCTGGAGAACCGCGGGTTCGAGGTCAATCGAATAAGATTGGAACTGGGGGACGAGAAGGTAGAGAAAGTAATAGCGAGCAGGGAGTGCGCCCCGGAGTTAGAAGCCTACATGCGTGCATCATGGGTAGAACTAGACGAGGAAACAGTGGGGTGGGACGTGGTTGATAGTCACGCGAAGGCATGGATAGCTTTCGGTGGCAGGAATAGAATGGACTGTGCGGTAACGGGGACGCTGAGCGGAGCCTGAGC